TCGCTTGTTTATTCTGTCAATTCTTGGGCCTTTTATATTGGCCCCAAGCATTAACATTTCCCAGTCGGCTGGCAATTCATTGATTGCGTCTTGTAAATTTGTGGCCCAACCCCTAAACGTTGCGTCGTCTTCAAATATCAAAACGTCGCCCTCGCATTCTTGAAATATTTTTTTAAACGTTTGCGCTAATCCAAGCCAACCCCATTCATGCTGGATTGCGCTTACTCGTTCCAAATTAAAATGAGGCGCCAACTCATTCATTGACGACCTCCATTTGTCTTTGCGGTAATCTAAATTAATAACGTGTGCAATCATTTGCGCATTGGTAAGCCGTCAACGTCTCGCATTATTCTAAAAACAACCTTGCAGCGGCAATTACATATTTGGTCGGCGCCAGCACCTTGGGAGCCGTCGCCTGGTTGTCTCATCTCATCACCACCAACAATAAAATTTTGGTCAAATGGAATCCAAGGCTTTGCTTTCATTTCTGCATGATCAGGACGCGTGCGCGTGTCATTCGCTGGAATCCATTTCTTTTCATACATGAAATCGGACGTTGCCGCTGATTGCATTGCCGCGTTATTTGTTGCTATAACCATTTCAGTTCGTGCAATTAATTTGGCGCGGTTTCTAAATATAACGGCAATTGATTGCTCAATATTACGCGCAATTTCTAGCGCACCAAGGCCCTCTTTTAATCCTCCAAGTACAATGGCTCGGATTATCTTTTGGCTGGTTTCATTAATACTTATCAACGTTTGCGGCAAGTTCCTAACTGCAAACAAACGCATAAAGTCACGCCAGCCAGCGCGTAACGCTTCTTTTGTGGCTTTTGTTGGCGGTTGTATTGCGTTATACATTGCCTCAGCGTAAGCCGTGCCAGCCACAACGTAAAGGCTTTCGAGCGTATCGGCCAAAGGCGCTGGACTGATTAGGTCAAACTCATTTAGATTACCTGGCGCCTCTTTAATAGCATCCAAATACGGTTGCATTTGCTTTTTTAAAGCCGTGTAAATTTGCTTTTCGTAACGCTTTTCGTAACGTCTTTGCAATGCATCCAATTGCTTTGCAAGCGCTAAATCCTTTTTAGTTGGCTGGGCCATAATCTCCCATATTGTCTATGTTGTCAACTTCAGACGTTTGGAATTCTGCCAAAGTCATTAAGCCTTGCGGGATAAATGGTTGCTCCATTAAAGTATTTTCGTAAAGTCCGTAATTCATGGCCGCACGCTTTTCGTTTGGAGTTAGCCACCAAGCCGCAGACAATTGATTTACAAGTTTATCCATGTCGTCCTGCATTTCAGGATATGCCATATAATCAAAATCCAAGAAAAGATTTTTATTACCATACGATGGCAAAAGCCAGTTGTTTAGCACGTCCCTAATTTCAATGTGCAACGGACGGACAACGTTATTAATTAGCGCCTTGTAAGCAGTTTCGGTATTGTTAAACGTGCTTGCCTCAGTATCGCCTAGCAATTTAGCGTCCACGCCATAAACTCGGCATAATGAGCGTAAAATAACTTTTTGCGTGTCAATAATTGACATATCCACCGCGTTCATTCCCATTTGCACCCAAGACAATTTCGCTGGCGTAATAATTACGTCGCCCGCTCTATTTGCGCCCTGGTAATTGGATTTATAATCCTCTTTAAGACCTTGCGCTTGCTCGCGTGTAATGTTAACCGTTCCATCGCCTGTTAATATACCGCGCGCACCCATGTTTTGCAGCATAGACAAAAGCGCTTGCTTACCATCGTTAGACGTGGTTAGATCACGAACGGCGGACCGCAAAGGTGAGGCGCCATAAAGATGGTTAGCAGTCCCAGCGGTATAACTTAAATTAATATTTTTTAAATGTCCAACATTTTTAGCATCGATGCGCTCGTAACCATTATAGGTTAATCGATATTCTTTAATCGGTTGGTTTAATCCACCGCTAATTATTTCCATGTACTGCGCTGGCAAAGAGTATAAAGCAATGATTGGCGCGTTTGGTTGCTCCCCACGTCTAGCGCCGTAGATGTAAGCGTTGCCAGTAATTAGACGAAATGCCGCAATTTCCTTTAAAAGGTTGTCCCAAGTTTGGAACTCGTTTGGCTTTTTAAATAGTTTTTCAAGTTCAGGAATATGAACCTCTTCCAATGCCTTTGTTTTTAGTCGCTCGGCTTGGAATTTAGCGCCTGAGTTTTCAAAATTTCGAGACATTGATTTGTAGTAATTCAATGCCTTTTGGTCCTTTACTTCATAAACAACAATAGGCGCGGTGCTTACTTTGTTAATGATTAAGTTGATAATTGCGTAAAGGTCAGAGTTAAGGTAAAGACCTTTTTCGATAAAATTTTGCGTTGTTGGTGCGGTCCAAATCACGTTGTTTCCCAAGTAAGGAAAAACCGCGTTTAAATATGTGGAATCTTTTTGGTTAAAGCCTAGCGCTGCTTTAATTCTATCAATGTAATTCATTCCGTGCGTCTTTTTTTGTAAAAATAGGGTAATAAAATAAAAAAATGATTCAATATTCTAAACGTGCCAAAAATCTTGGCTTGTTAACATCAATTCAGTAAATCCCCAAACCATTGCATCGACTCGGTCAGGCGATTTGCCTTTGTCAGGTTCAAAGGTAATCATTTGATTTTCTAACAATGGGAAACTGCCAACGTGAAATATTTTGTGTTGCTCATAAAGCGAATAAATTGGCTCTGCCCTTACAAATTTTCCTTTTGTTGCGGTTACAAGTTTTATTCTTGCGGTCGTGTTTTGTGACCTTAAAACGTTTTCGACCATGTCACCGCCTTGGTTTTTTTCAGCAACCACGCAATCAGCATTCCAATTTTTAAACGCTTGTAAGGCAACTGTTGCCCATTCCGTTGGTGAATATTTACCGCTAAGGTCCTCTAAAACATAACCTTTGCCGTTCACGTCTTTTCCGCAAACCATTATACCAGTTTCGTCGCTGCCCATTAATGCTGTTGTCGCTGGATCAATTGCAACCACAATGCGTGACAATTCAGGTTTTGCGCTTACCCTTGCTCGTTCGATAATTGGCCGATTCCAAAGCAATCCCTCTGCATCGTCTAGCCATTTACCCAAAAATAAATGCTCGTAACGGTGTAGGTTTTCTTGCTCAACGCGCTTTGCCTGGTCAATAAATGACTGGCTTAAATTATGCTCGTTATCTAAAAACGTGGTGTGAATGTAACTGGTATCGTTGCGCGTATGCTTTACAAATCGACTATAAATCCAATGACTTTTATAACTCGGATTCATTACCAAAATAACGCGGTTTGGCTTGTTAACGGCACGAATTGAAAGGTCTATTCGGTCAAAAACGTCCTCGTCCATTAATTCCTCCGATTCGTCAAGAATAAAAGTCGTAACGCCAGCAATTGATTTTAAGTTAGCCGTTGCGGTCCCTTGGCTTGTTTTTATTCCTCTAAATAAAATCTTTGATCCTGTGGCCTTATTTATAATTTCGCTTTGGGTAATTTCAAAGTCGTCCGCCTTGTTCATCAATTCAATTTTGTCGATAAATTCAGGGATAATTGAAATAAACGCACTTGTTAACGTCCAACGTGTAAAAAGGATAACGTGGCCCTCCTCGTAAGTTAGGTTTAACAGAAACATGGACAAGGTCCACGACTTACCCGAACCACGACCGCCAGTTATAAGATAATAACGCGTTTTAGGCGTCTCTAAAAATAGCGGTTCGTATTTGTCAATTATTTGGATTTTATCCATTCGATTGGCGGCGTTACTTTCTCGCCTTGTGTTGTTACGTCAACGACTTGCTTAGGCATTCCAAAACGATAATTTAGCCAGCATTTAATTGCCTGAATGTCGCCGTCCTGGCACTTTTCCCAAAGCGCACGCCATGCCTCTTCAGGTACGGCAATCGCGTCCATTTGTTCAATAATTTTTATTTCGTCGGCCTTTGGCTTTCTGCCTGAGCCTGGTATATATCCGCCTTTTCCAGCCATTGGTTTTAATCGGTTAATCGATTGTCAAAGATAAAAAAAAGCCTAACCAAAGTTAGGCCTTATCAAATACCATAATTGTGTATCCAAACCACGACGCATTTGTTGCCGCGCTCCTAATCGTTTGGGAATCTTTTGCATTATGCTTAAATCCACGATCCTCAATTTGGCAAATAATGTAGTCGTTATTCTTGCAGTTAACGTGACCGCTTCCACCTTGGCCCTCGACTGCCCAACTAATAACCAAATGCTTTTTGGCGTGCTTGGTTATGTTGTCAATAAATTGGTCCTCAAATTCCGCTGGGATATGCTCGCCAACCTCTAAAGACAAAACAACATCAAATTTTTTACCTAAATAAAATTGCTTAGATAGGTCCAGCACCTTTGCAATTCCACCGCTTAGCGTTTCCGTATTTGGGTTTCCATCGTATGCCTCAACCTTGT